CACTAATTTTGATGTAAACCAAATTAAAAAAGCTGTAGAGTTAGCTGAAAAAACACTCCCCTTCGGGGGAGATTTTTAAACACTCGTGAAGGAGTATGAAATGAAAGATATTATTTTAGGTGGCTTGTTAGGATTTGTTATCGTGCTTGTAGTTCTTGGCACTTATGGCTTTCGTATTGGAGCATATACATTATGAAAGCCTTGGCTCTAATCCTAGCAATTTCTCTGGTGGGCTGTGCGCCCATCCCAATCAAACGCTATAAGAATGATGTAGTAGACCAAACGCCATGCTATAAGACTAATGATTGTCCTATGCAGAACCCCCCAGCGTTTTTATTTTTAAACAATTCGTGGAGAAGATAATTATGTATAACAACGACAACTACTACGAGCCAGCAGATGACGATTACAGTTTGGATCTGCAAGAGCGTATCTACGATACCGTTAAGAACGACCCAGAGTACGACCCATCTGATATATTTAAGTGGGGCGAAGCTCTACAACAAAAGTGTAATGATCCCGATTTGCAGTCCTTTCTGCGTGATTGCATTGAAAAGAAAGAGTGGGAGAAGTTAGGCAGGAAGTTATACTACCTGTCGTTTGAGTACCAAGAAGCTATAGCAGAATATCATTTAACCAAGTGAAGGGGAAAACCATGTCAGTATATGCAAAATTAAACGAGGCAAGAATTAGCCTACAAAACACAGAGCTTACCAAGTCAGGCCATAACAAGTTTGCTGGGTATCGTTATTTTGAGCTAGGTGACTTTTTGCCAGCAGTTCAAGATATATTTAGAAACTTAAACTTGTGCGGTGTAGTTTCTTATACAGCCGAATATGCAACCCTAACCATTGTAGATATAGATGATAACAGTCAGATTGTTATCACCAGCCCTATGGGGTCTGCTGCCTTAAAAGGATGCCATGAAGTGCAGAACATTGGCGCAGTAGAAACCTATCAGCGTAGGTATTTATGGGTAACTGCAATGGAAATTGTAGAACACGATGCGCTGGACTCGTCTGAGCCATTAGCTGCAAAGCCAGAGTTACCTGTGGCGTACTACATTGGCAATCTCCAGGCGGCAGAAAGTCCTGCCGAATTGCGAACCGCCTACGCTCTATCTTACCCTAAATTTACAAAAGGCACGACAGATTTAGCTAAATTAACCGCAGCTTACGAACAAATGAAAGCGAGCTTTAATGAAACTAGCGAATCAGCAGCCTGATAATGTATGTTCAGAGTGCGGAACAAAATGGGGGACACACAGACCAAAAGACCACCAGTACAGGATATGGGTGGACAAGTGCGATGTGTGTTCCGATACCAGAGCCGTATGCGATGCTTCAGAGTATGGATATTTAAAGGAAGGATGGGATGGTGGACAGGAAGTGGTGTGCTAGTTGCCAGGTGGAAAGACCAGCTAGTGGTTTTAAGCTGGTAAAGACAGGACCAGTTACACGCTGGAGATGTGGAGTTTGCCTTGCAAGACAGGCTGAACAAAAATATAAAGGGAAGAAAAAATGAAGAATGATTATGTATATACACAAGCAGGTACGGACATTACGATTCGCTGGGCAAAGTTGTACAACTATGTGCCAGCCAGCGAGCAAGAGTTCTACAAAAAGAAGTGGGCTGACTTTCGGGCGCTGTGCAACCAGTCAATAGATGACATAACTCCAGAAGTAGAAGCCAAAGAAACAAAGACTGATACCGTTGTGTATAAATGGAAGAAAAAATGATAAACAAACATTGCTTAGAAGCGTTTGTCAAACTAAAGGATGGGCATAGTTCGCAGGAATACTTTGCTTTAGGCTGGAACGCTGCTATAGATGCCATGTCTGCCGAGTTTGCAAAAAAATGGGAAATGAATGAGCTTTCTGATGTACCATTTATAACCCAGCCAACTAACGAATCAATGGAAGATAAAGAATGAGAGATTACGCAGATGTGTATTTAGAAGCCATGAGGATGCTTAAAAGTTTTTATAACCATGAGCTAAAAGAGAATCATGTAGAAGCAGCAAAAGCAGCTTTAGAGGTTTCTGTGCTGGCTAACCAGCTAAAGGTAATTGCAATGGAAAAGGCTGATGTATGACCATTGAACAGGGAACGCCCGAATGGTTTGCATTGCGCCTAGGCAAAGTAACCGCTAGTCGGATCACAGATGTATTGGCTAAAGTTAAGACAGGCGAGGCGGTAACTAGGGAAGATTATCGGACTGAACTTGTAGTCCAACGGCTGACCAATAAACCTAGCGAAACCTTTACTAATCCAGCAATGGAGCATGGGGTAGCGTATGAGCCAATAGCACGAATTACATACGAGGAAAAGGCAAGCGTATTTGTAGAGCAGGTGTCGTTTGTGGATCATCCTACGATAGAGTGGTTCGGATGCAGCCCAGACGGTCTTGTTGGCGAGGATGGATTGATTGAGATTAAGTGTCCAAGCAGCAAGAATCATATTAAGTATTTGCTAGGCGGCAAACCACCTGCTAAGTATGTTCCGCAAATGCAATGTCAAATGGCGGTAACAGGGCGTAAGTGGTGTGACTTTGTAAGTTACGATCCACGCTTACCAGAGGATTTGCAACTGTTTGTAGTGCGACTTGAGCGAGATGAGGAGTACATCAAGTCTATGGAAAGTGAAGTGCAGAAGTTTTTAAGTGAAGTTGATGAGATGGTTACTAAATTGAAAGGTACGAAATAATGGCTTACGAGATGAAAGAAGGATCAGGCAGCTTGTTTAAGAATGACCGCAAGGAAAAGGAAACGCATCCTGACTACACGGGGTCAATCATGCTAAACGGCAAAGAGCATTGGTTTAGCGGCTGGATCAAGGAAGGCAAGAAAGGGAAGTTTTTTAGCGTGTCTGTTGGCAAAGTAAAAGAGCAAAGCAACTTTAAGGCTAGGGGCGATGATGAAATGCCAAAGCACACCATTGAAGATGACATTCCATTCTAAGGAGAAAGATATGAAAAAGATAGCTATTGGATTGGTAACATATATGTTACTAGCGACAGGTGCTTATGCCTGTCAGACGCAGACTTACATTATTAACGGCAAAGTAACAATCTGTACTGTTTGCCCTAACTATGTGATGTGTACATGATTAACCTAACAGAAGTAGTTACTAGACTATTGCGGCAAGGTCATTCTATAACTGACATAGAGAAGGCGTTTATGGCAGAGCTAGAGTTGATTCAAAAAACTAAGCCATTGCTTTTGGCTCAGAAAGAATCAGACCGAGCGCCTTGATTAACAAGCGAGAATGGCGTGTATCCTTCACGAGTTTTGCTAGTTCACTTCCATTCAAACTAGCATGATTACTAAAAAGTTTAACCAGGCACTTCACGATAAGTACGATCCACCAGCAAGGAAAGCGGTAACGGATTGGGTAAAGATGAAGTGGGGGTTGGAATGTAGGGAAAACCCTAATGTGTATGGAGTAGATCTGCTCGTATACAGAGCAGGAAAGTTAGTTGGGTGTATTGAAGTAGAAGTTCGGGGCTGGGATTACTGCCGCTATCCCACCATTCACATAGCGCATCGGAAAGACAAGCTATTTCAGCAAGATCAGCCTGTACTATTTTTTGCACTAACTCAGAACTTAAAAAATGCGTATTGGATGAAAGCTGAGCTGGTGAAAAGTTGTCCATTGATAGAGGTCAAGAATACAGAGGTTTCTGCTGGCGAGTTGTTTTTCGATGTCCCAATCAAGCATTTTAAGTATGTTGACCTTACTCAGTTATTTTGAGATTGCTGTTACCCAGTCTTGCAAGGATATTAGTTGGAGCGTGGTTTCAGCGCATTGTCCAATAAATACTGGGTCGGTGGCTTTTTCATCAACTCTGTGGGCGGTGATGGCAGCGCTGGGCAGCTTGTTGGTGTCTGGGTGGCGCATCCCGTTAGCATAATAGTTACGCAAAGCAACAATCTTAGCTTCATATTCCCTCTTGCTATTGTCAGCGATTAACTTGTTCTTTTGTTCGATCTGCTGGTTGATCTTCTTTTGTGCTTTAGCGGATGCCTCTAGTTCTGTTTTAAACGCATCAAATCGCTGCTTCTCAGCAGAGTAACCCCGATAGTAGCCAGTACCAAATAAAACGGCTACAAGCCCGATTATGCCGATTAACTTGTATAGCGGATTTATAAGCCCAAACACTTTTTATGTTCCTCTTGTCTGCGTTTAGTTAGTCCTGCTAAGGGTTTACCCTTAAACTGATCCCAGCGTAGGATTTGGTTACACGCCCCCACATAGTCTTGGCCGTTTAACTTCTTGACTAGCGTTGACCTGCAAAACGCATTACTGCCGATATTATAGGCAAGACTGGTATAGGCATCGTACTCATACTGATGTAGCGGTACAGTTACGCAGGACTTAATTGCTCCTTCAAAGCCTTGGACATCCCGTAGCGCCACATTGAGAGCTTTTTCTGGGTTCGTACGATCTCCCAACTTAACTCCAGATGTAGTTCCAAAGCCAATCGTAGGGACATCTCCAGCCACGGGAGTGTAAGCATTTTCTCTATATCCTTCGTGTAATAGTATTGCTACGAGCGCCGTAGCAGACAGGCTAATAGTGGCTATGTGTTTGCGTTCAAACATCTCTCTGAGCCACCAGCCTAGAAACAAAAGCAAGGGTAACAAACACCAAAGATAGCGCAGCAAATATGTTCTTAGGGATAGAGTCATGGAATAACGGAAGCACCACTTCTATGCCTGATAACACACCAGCAATCACCATAAATCGGATAGACCACGCCTTGCGGAGTATTTCTTTCCAATTATCGTATAGCTTCATTTATGGAAGAATGTGCTAGATAGCCAAGTTACTAAGCCGCCTATGAAAGACGAGAAGCCCATGATTGCCCATAGGCTTCCTTTAGACCGTTCTGCCATTGCCACCAGCTTCTTAATATCGGCTTCCATTACATCTACTTTTTGCTGGAGATGCTCAACTTGCGTTACTAAACCGCCAAATTTGAAGGGGTCAAATTGGAATTGCTGATCGGACATTTTCTAACCCCGTTAAATAGTTACAGTAGAACCACCAGTATTGCTAGGTGTAACGATAGAGTCTGTCCATTGCTCTGCTGGCATAACAGGGAATACAGCATCGTATGTAGGGTTTAGTGCAATAGCACGAACCGTAGCACGATAGGCGGTAAAGTCAGACTTGTTTACTAGCGGTACATCGGCTACTTGTGTCCAATCGGTCTGTGCCAATAACTGCTCGGCTTTAGACTTGTTCTGCGCTGCTTGGCTTGCTTGTTTAGCAGCAATATCTTCTGGAGTAAGGGCTTCTACATCTACCGTATAAACCCACTCACCTTCTACATAAGGAGCTACAGGTACGAGCTTTTGTGTATTAGCGTCATAAGGCTTAAACACATTAACTTTCATAGCATTGTTTTCTGCTAAAAACTCATCGCTGATGCCTGATGGTGGGAAAGAAGTATTTGCAAACAAGTCTTTGTAGTCGCCTACTTTTTCTACTGTTTGTCCATTAACGATTGCAATTAACATAATTTATCCTTAAAAAGTCGGTAATGCGGAAGCTGGCGGTGTAAATGTTGTGGTGTAACGGATAACCCCATTAGTAATGCGAATATCATCCATGTATCCATCCCATTCATAAATAGAACTCCAATCAGGACCAAGAGTACCAATTCTTAATCTTGTATTTTGTACTGCTTGAGTGGTTGATGCAGTTCCTACGGATGTGCCATTTACATACAATGTCAATGTTGTTCCATCGTAAGTTACAGCAATATGTGTCCAAGTGTTTGTGCTAACAGAGCCAGCATTTACGTTTGAAGAACCAATTTGAACAAACCAGTTTGAACTAGCGACTCCTATTGCAAACCTTCCAGCATTTCCAGATGTGCCTTGAGCTATTGCGTACTTTTCATCAGCAGAAGATTTGTATAGCCACGCCTCTACTGTAAATCGAGATGTTGCAATAACTTGATTTGCTGCACTTAAAAGATAATCCCCAGTACCATCAAACGCTAAACTCCCTGTCCCATACTTCTTAACACTTGTGCTGACTTGTGCATTACCTACTGTTTCTAGGTTGTTTTGCATAGCAAGGTCAGGGATGCCAGCGTTGGTCATGCTCTGAAGAAGTTTTGTATCTGTTATTGCTGTAATAGGAGCAGACGGTGGCGTAAATGCTGCTGTGTAAACAACAGAGCCAACAACAAGTCTTAAATTAGAAACATAGCCTTTAAAGTCGTAGCCATCGGATTGCAGCCTTCCTGTAACCCAAGCCGTACCAGTAAGTGTTGTGCTGTCAGTCCAAGTTGTATTTACTGCGCCATTTAAGTAGCTTGTGTATGAACTTCCTGATTTAGTAATAGCTATATGCGACCAAGCATTTAAAGGAACAGCAGAACCAGAATCTATAGAGCCTGTACCATCATAAATATCTACATATACTTTTCCATTGTAGATGCCAGTTCTTAATACCCCAGTTGCGGCATTAACAGTTGTAACAAACACGCCTTGCAATAATTCGGTACTTGTAGGATATACCCAGTATTCAAGTGTGTAGTTGCTTGACCCAATGGCAGTAGCGCCAGTTAAACTTAAATAATCCCCACTACCATCAAAGTACCCACTTCCACCTATTACGCTAGTAGAGTATGGTGCTGTTGGTTCAAATGGCGAGAAGCGTTGGACTGAGGGTGAGCCTGTAATTGTTAAAGCAAAATTGTTACTGCTATTGTCAATAAAACGGTTTGATTGGCAGGTGAGTAGGCTTGTTCCGCTTACGGCTGTTAATGGTACTGTGCTTGGAGTGAACGAACTATTATATAAACTTGTGCCTTTAACAAGTCGAAAATTGCTCATATAGCCATTCATTGAACCAGGCAATGAAGTTGGAGAACCAGTTGATTCGCCACCAACTCTCATATCCGATGTGGAGCTATAAATAGTAACCCCTGATAAACTTTGTGTAGAACCAGTTTGAGTTCCGTTAACAAAGAATTTTAAATCATTACCATTTCTTGTAACAGCAAGGTGATACCAAACGCCTACAGATGGAGTCCAAGATACGCTTTGTGATGCTAAATTAGAACCGTTTGTTGTGTACCAAAAATACAAAGCATTACTTGACCATTGAAGTCCATAACCAAAATTTGAATTGGGGTCAGTTCCTGAATATACAATTCCTCGATTTGAAGATAAAGAACTAAAATTTATAAACGCTTCAATAGTAAAATCGCCTGACCCAAGATTTAATGCTGTATTACTAGAAAGACTTAGGTAACTACTGCCGTTTAAAAAGTTGCTCCAATTACTACCATAAGGACTAAAGCTACCCTGTGTCGTATTGCCGTTACGAGTAATCGTAAAGTTATTGGTAGAGGAGTCTACAAAGGTATTGTTTTGTGCGCCATTAGTCCCATCGCCGTTGAGAAGAAGGGTTACATTCTCAAAGTTATCGTCTTGCGGCAGGGAAGATACTGACCCCAGTAGCTTTTTATTAAGCATCGCCAACCCTCGCACCATAGACCTGACCAGCTACTTCCCACAATACGATTACTGTATATCCTGTGGTATTTAGCGTAGGAGCTACTCCTGCGTTGGTTTTCCATACTACACCGCTACCGCCAAAGGTAGCATCAGTCCAAGTAAGTGCGTAAGCAGAGCCATCATCTACCATTAAGATTACAGACTCGCCATTGGCAAAGTTAGTAGCTTTTGGTGTGCGGTTTGCGCCTAAAGTAATTAACTGGATAGAGCCGTTGCCTGGGTCAATCTCAAAAGCAGAGCCATCGGTAATCGTAAAGATGTCCTCTAGGATTGCGCCTGTAATAACTGGGTCTACAAGGGTCTTGCTGCTTAGAACTTGTGATCCTGTAGTAGTTACATCACCTGTACCAGCGCCAATCGCTGTACGAGCAGCCGCAGCATCAGCAGCAGTAAACAAGCTATTACCAGTAGTGGTTGCGCCTAATACGGTACGGGCAGCAGAAGCACTAGCAGATGTAAATAAGTCGCTACCAGTAGTTGTTGCGCCTAACGCAGTACGAGCAGCGCCAGCAGTAGTAGCACCTGTTCCACCAGCAGTAACGGGAATAGTATCTCCGCTAGTACCAGCTTGCAGGTCTTTAATCTGCTTCATCAGGGTACGGATTGCATCGTTTATTCCGCTAGGAGCGCAACCTTCGGCAATGTCAATGCCGTTAATGTCGGTATTATCTGCGGCTGTAGCGCTGTATTCGCTAATTTTTACTTTTGGCATTTTATTGTCCTAAATTGGTTTCTTCATCAATTAACTGCTGTCTTTCTTCTGGTGAAGATAACAGTCCTCTAATACCTGTAACGCCCATTAAGCGTGTTCTGCGTTGATTCTCTGGCATACGCCCTAATGCAATCATGTCCTGCAATTCTTGCAGACGATTCATTCCAATGCGAGTAGCTCCAGCCCTAGCAGCAGCACCTACTGTTGGTACTACAGCAGAACCGATTGCAGCGCCTACTGGACCACCCATTGCAGCGCCAACTCCAGCGCCAATACCGCTACCGATACCAGCAGGAATAACGCTTGTAGGAGCATACTTACCAAAGTAGCG